TCATCCCCACTATCGCCAAAATAAATACGACCCGCAGTAGATGTACTAGATAGAATTGATATTCCACTATTAGCATTTGCTTCTATAACTAATTCATCTGCCGCTGCATTAGCAGTTGCACTGCTATCAGAAGTTTTAATATGAATACCTGCTCCTAAATCTTTTGTACCTACAGCACCTACACCTAAGGTACTTGCAACAAGATTTAATGTATCAGCCGATTCATCCCAAAGCAAATGACTACTGGCTGTTGCACCGAATAATTTTACGTCTTTACCAGTGTCATTTACACCAACTGTTACTGTTCCATTAAATTGTGAGTTTCCAGAAACATCTAGTGTTCCATTTAAATCTACAGCCGTAGCTGTTAAATCTATTTCGTCAGTAGCACCTATTGATAATACTGTTGCACTTGTGCCTTGAACAAATTGTGTTGCATCATTAAACTGTAATTTCCTTGTGCTATTAAGTAATAGCCCTGCATCTTCAACGTGTGTTAAAGACACATCATTATCAGCACCAAACTTAATTATGTGTCCGTCTGTATTTAATCTTAGTTCTGACATTTGTTATCCTTTAGGGTTTGCGTCTTTGACTGCTTTAATTGCTTTGTGCCATTCGCCAGTTGCGTCTAGTTTTCCCGCAGTCATGTCGTGGTATAGTTGGTCTAATTGGTCTTGAATTTTGTTATATGCTGCTACTCTATTTGATTTATAAGAATCATTTTCTAAATCCCAAGCTGTTTGCAAATTAGATAATCCTGTTGTGCAATCTGATTCACTTGGTTTTGCACCACCATCATGTACTATTAAATTTGCATAAACTTTATTTTTAGAATCAGACCACCCAAACCATTGCCCTAATCTAACTGTAACTAAATAATCTTCTATATGTGTTGGTCTATGCATTTTATGTATCTCCTAATCTTACAAATATAACATAAGTTAAATTTTGGTCTGTAGCGGCTTGTGTGTGTGCATCTGTATCTTGACTGTCGGTGCAAATTCTAATCTTATCGTTACTTACATTTGTAACATCAAATAACATTTTACATTGGGACATTCCATAAAGTCCATTTCCGGGAACAGCTTGCCAAGCTTTAGAAGCATTACTCCATGCTGTGCCATTATTTGCTGTAGCTTCAATTCTTGATTCAACATAGTGGTTATCACCCGCACCAGAAAAATTATGATTAAAAGTAATTTCCCAAATTCCTGTTGTTGGAAAAGTCCATATTCCACTAGAAACTGCCATAGCAGTTCCAATGTATCCCGGAGAATCTGTATCTTGTCTTTCCCAATTTGATGAAATTGGACAAACATCACCTTGAAAACTAGCATTTACTCTCCAAGTATCTGCACCTGTAATTCCACCACCAATAAAAGTTTTTAATCTTGAAGCGGCAGTTTTTCTTAATGTACCACCCGCACCATTATCGACTAAAAATAAATCAGCGTCTACTATTGCTTCACCAATATCTGTTGCACCAGTCAATACTGCTGTAGCTAATTTTCCGATTGTAACTTGCCCGTCTGCTAGGTGTGCCGTATCTATAGAGCCATCTGTGTAGTGTTCTGAATTAATAGCATCATCTGCTATTTCAGCACCCGTTACAGCATCTGCATTTATTCCGGCAGTTACTACAGCATTATCAGCAATTTTTGCTGCTGTTATAGCGTCTGCATTTATTCCGGCAGTTACTACAGCATTATCAGCAATTTTTGCTGCTGTTATAGCGTCTGCCGCTATTTTACCTTCAGTTACATTTAAGTCAGCAATATGTGCTGTATCTATAGAGCCATCTACATAAGAATCTGAATCAACAGAATTTGCACTCATGTTTGCTTCTATGACTGAATTTGCCGTTACAAGTTTTGAATCTTTTATACTTAGACCATCAATTGTAACTCCATTAGCTGAAGTAACTTCTGATATTGTATCAGTTTTTACTACATTATTAGCACCATCTAGTTCTACACTCATACTATTACCAAATTACCTGTTATTATCATTACATTGGGAAATGTTATAGGACCTGCTAAAACAGCATTCTCTATTGTTTGACTTGCATCCATTACACCAGTGTGGGACACAACAGATTCATTAGGTGCTGCGCATCCAATATATTGTATTCCATTAATTGTTGCTACTTCACTCATAAATCCTCCTATTCGCTTATAGTATCAATAAAACTTACCCAAATATCTAAACCGCTTGCTGTATCACAATCATGTGCTAAAACATCGCCGTTTACCAAAACAATTTTTGCTCCACCTTGGATCAACTCAATTGATCCGCCCGGGGGTATCGGTGTGTTTTTAGTAAGATAATGATTTGCGCTACTTCTCACCACATAAATATCTATTTTAATTGTTGTAGTTAAAATATTTGTACAACGAATACCAATAAGAGCATCAAAATCTCCCGCAGTTAAAATATTTGCTGCTGTAGTTCCTTGTGCCCTTGCTACTGCGTTTCTAAAGTCTTGTGCCATCTATCCTCCTTATATCAGAGAGCCACGGCCATTGCAATTGCAAAGCCTTGAGTCGCTGAAGTTCCACTCATATATGTTTTAACAGCAGTTACATTTGTCATCCTCATTGTACCTGCGTCATTAATTAAAATACCATCCCCGTCTGCTAATGCAGTGGTTCCTCTACTTGTTCCGCCGTCTATTAAATTTATTTCTGCGGCTGTTGTTGTAACATTAGTTCCACCAATATCTAGTGTAGTTGTTGATATCTCACCAGCAACAGTTACTAAACCATCTGCTACAGTTATTAAATCAGTATCATCTGTGTGACCTATTGTTGTTCCATTAATTAAAACGTTATCAATATCTAAAGATCCACCACTAATTAATCCTGTCGTTGTAATTGTTGAGGCACCAGTATCAATAGTTCCAAATCCAGAAGTTATTGAACCTGTATCTAATGCACCTGTTGTTACTAAACTAGTATTACCTGCTATTGGACTTAATACTGAAGCTATTGCTGTTCCATCAATTGTAATAGCATCTGCTTCTAGTGTTCCATCAATGTCTGCATTTCCAGATATATCTAATGTCGCTGCATCAAGTTCACCAGATAAAGTAATATTAGTGGCGCCAGTAATAGCACCATTAAGTGCAACAGCACCATTAATATCTATTGTTGTAGCAGCTATTTGTATTTCTGTATCAGCAACAATATCTAATTGACCATCCGTAGATGAATTTAAATATAAACCAGTGTCCCTAAATAATAATTTGTTAGTACTATTTAAAGTTAAACCTGTGCCATCAGTGTGTGTTAAAGTTGTATCAGAGTCAGCACCAAATTTTAATACTGATGAGTCTGATCCTAAAATAAGATCATTACCTACAGTTACATTATCACTAGCATCTTCAAATACTAATTTGCTTGCTGGCATTGTACAGAAAACATCTTTTGTTCCTGCAGCGAAATCAACAGCGCTATCACTATTGGAAGAAGATATTACAGTTGTACGTGTAAGATCAGAACTATCACCATCTAGTGTTCCTAATCCAACTTCAAACTCGTCTTCTGTTTGATGAGAAATTGCATAATACGTTGTATTAGAATTACCTATACCTGCTGAAAAAGCTTCAAAGCCTGTTACAGCACCACCAAGAGAAACGGCTCCCGTTCCTGTGGTTGTTGTAGTTTCTTTTACACGATCATTAATGACTAATGCCATTTAATCTCCTATGCTAGTCTTAATATTGCGTTACTCGCATCTGCTGTTGGAAACTGAATAGTAAATGTTCCGCTAGTAGATGTTTTATCTCCACCAAAATCTAATACAGCTACAGCTTTATTTGAGTCTGAACTGTTAAAAATTAATGCGCCTCTTGCAGTGATAGTAGCTGATGTAAAAGATATATCAGCGAAATCACAAAGTGCAGTAGTACCACTTGTAGTTGGTGTTACGCTTACAAGCGTTCCGCCAGTTGCAGTGTAAGTTCCAGAATTTGAAACTTCGTTTGTACTTGAATATGCAGTTGCAGTTGCGTCTAGTGAAGCTGAGCTTGTATAAAGTGCTATTTTAAAAGTGTCGCCAGAAGTTACAGTAAAGTTATGCGTACCTACCAGCAATTCTTGTTTAAAACTTGTGCATACAGCTTGAGTTATTGCCATGTTTTATCCTCCTATGGGTTTTGTGATTGCAAAGGAGTCCGTAAAGCCCCGTGCATATATTCATCTCTTCGATGTCTTCCCTGCTGTTCTATAACTAGCTCTTGAAGCGACCGTTGATATGATTGTTCATATAATTGCAGCATTTCCGCTGGTCCCTTCAAAAATTTGAAGGCTTCTGCAAGACATCCGTAAAGCAATAAAGACGGTGCATTATTACCCAACCATGAGGTTGTATTGGAACTAGATAGTCTTGTTGGTAATCTAGTAATTCCTAATTCAACGTTATACGCTAAATCCGGAGTAGGTGCAACATAAATTGTGTTATGATCCCACCATGCCCAATATCTAGGAGTCCCTGTAGAAGTCCTATCTGGCCAGTATTCATTCATAAAACTAATATCTCGTTGTTCTAAAAATTCTCTTGTTGTTCCACTAGGAGAAAATATCTGCATAGTTCTAACTGTTCCAAGAGAAGTAGGGGTAGGAGTAGTTCCACCCGGTAAAGATATAAAAGCATTATTTGCTATAAGATTTGCTGTTTGATGAGATTTAAAAACGTCTAAATCTACATCTCTAAATATACGATTTTCAGCGTGTTCAATAAAATCATTAGTTCTAACTGCTGTTAAAACATCGGTGCTTACTTCTGTATAATCAAGTATTTGCGTTGTTAATTCTGCGTATGTAACGGCCATTATGATGTACTCACTGTTACTATTCCAATAGCTGATGTCACTAATGGTTTTTTATTATTGTCTGCGGGTTTCATAGAATTATTATTATCAAAAAATCCCGAACCACCTACAAATACTGTTAAAGGTTCCGCGCGCGCGACGCGTGCGTCTTTTAAACTTTGTGCATCTGCTTTGTGTCTTTGTCTCTCTAATTGCGGATGTTTAGCTTCAAACTCTGATTTATGTACTAAAGAACCATTCCATTCTTTTATCATTTGAGTAAAAGGAAACTCCATCCCACTGCGATCAGATATTGCTCTTGCATATTTACCTGTTGCGTGTGCCATTACATATATCCTATATCTGGTGTAGCAAAGAAACTGGAACGTGGTCTATCTTCTTCCGAAGCACGCTGCCATTCTTCTTCGTACAATTGTTTTAACATTGGAGTCCTATCTGGTGCTTTTTTTACAGACATATAATAAGCAAGGCCAGAAGATAAACAAGGTATAAACCTTGTAGGCACTTCTATCTCATCATCATAGTCACCTGCATCTTGGATCTTTGTTAATCCCCAATATTTAAAAGTATGAGCATTGTCCGGTGTTGGATATAAAAATAAAGTTGGAGTAGAAGCTCCTCTTTGTAAAAAATATTGTACAGGAGTACCTTCAGTTGCTTTACTAGATATATTTAAATACTCAGCACGACTAATACGATTAACTTCTATATCAGTTGTTGCATCACTAGATGTAAAAATAACTGCTTCTAAAATATCAACAAGATCAGAATCTAAGGCATAACTAGTTGTACTTGCAGTTAATGTTTTAGTTCTAAGTTCAACAGTCCACAAATTAATACCTCTGTTAGCCCATTCAGCCAACATAATATTAAGTGAACGTCTTGCACTTTTTAAATCATAACCAGAACGTGAATGTAATCCACAGCGCTCAAAAGCTTCCTGTATAATTTCATCTACATCTAAATCGAAAGTATTAGTTCCGGACGTAGCCATTACTTACCAACTTTTTTCATAGCTTTTTTATGTGCTTGATTAAAAGTTTTGCCTTTTTTCATAGTCTTCTTCATAGAAGACATATGTTTTTTTGTATGGTGTTTAGAATGTTTTTTTAAAGTTTTCTTTCCACCTTTTGATATTTGTTGTGGCATTGAAGATCTCCTAATCATTACTAAATTGTTTTAATGAACTCTGCTATTACAGTGTACATATTACCAGCATCTGCTGCTGCGGCAACAACAAAATTAATATCGCCATTAGTATTGGCATCTGTACTTGGTGGTAATCCACCAAACTCTCTAAAATCCCAATATGCTGCGCCAGTTAAACCTAATAAAGGTCTGTCACCGTCTGAATCTTCAAAATCTAAACGCGCAAATGAATCAAAACCATTACCCGGAGAACATGAAAACCATATTCTTTGTAGGGCACCTTTGGTAGCTGCTCCATTTACTGTTCTTGCTGATGAATCAAAAAATACTGTTGTGCTTCCATTACCGTCTGATTCAACAACTATTTTTAATGTTACTCTTTTATCGTTTTCTTGTAGAACCTCTGGTCCTGTTACTGTATCTGCCATGTTCCCTCCTTAATTAAGAACTGTGGGGCCGTAGCCCCACTTATTTATTTATTTAATTTTCAAATACGTTTCTGCTGCAACAAACATAATGTACGTTTACTGCTTCCGCAGCCGCCGCACCAGCTTCAATTCCAACATATGGAATTAAATCTACATCATTAGTTAATGCACCACTTTTAGTAGTACCTGTTGTTACTGCTGTACCACCAGTTGAACCAGAAGTACTTGTAACATTATACTGAATACCATTTACAAAAATAGAAGCTTTTCTGTCACTATCTATTTCAAATCTTAAATGATAAGGCGTATTTGTTTCTACAGTAACTGGTATTTGACTAATAAAGTCAGTTCCACCAATACTATGAACAAAGTGCCATTTAGCAAAATCAGTAAATGCTTCTGAGTTAGTAGCATCAGTTTGATATTTAAAGTATGCTTGGTCATCATCAGTTGCAACTAATTGGTCATTAGTTAATTTTAATCCTGCCCAAACTTTTTGGTTATCGAGTGCAGGTAACATAATTGATGTTTCAAAATGCACTTCGTTTTCTGTTCCCCATTTAGTTCCTGCCCACGCTGTTGCCGCAGTATCTAAGTGAGGTGTTAAGATTGCTTGGTCTGCGTCAGCACCTGCTGTTGTTGCTAAAATTCCTGCTGAAGTTGCAGCGAATGTAGCTAATGCAGTAGTCATGTTAGTTCCAAGTGCTTCCCAGTTTCTATTTAAAGCTCTTTGAACTTCAACTGTTGATACTTGGTCAATGTTTGCATTGATACCCGGTCTTTGTAAAAACCATTCGTCTAAGTAATATCGTCTAGCATCTTTAGCTGTTGTACCTAAAGTTCTATCGCTATCTACTCCTGTAGATGCAGTCTCAGTAAATAATTTAAAATTATTTTTAGATCTTACCGGACCACTAAAGCTTGTATTAGCCATAATTTTTCTCCTTGGTTGTATAAACCATTCGTCATGCTGTCTTTATACCGTCTGCCTAGCCAGTCTGCATAACTATTTTATACTAGGGTGTTAAATGTGGGGGCACATGGCCCCCACAAAGAAAATTTGTCTTATGCTCCCGGAGAACCGAAAATACCTCTCCAGTCAGAGAATCCAAAAGAATATCTCTCTCTAGCTTTGTATTTAACGTTTCCAGTTTCAAAGTCGCCTTCCATTTTAGTGGAAATTGCAGATCTTTGGAAATGTTTTAGTCCGTTAGGTGCATCAGTTTTAATGAAGAATGCATCAGTATCAGTTAAATAGTTATTAACTACATAACCTTGTGGGATCATACCCATGCTACCTAAAGCATTAATATCATTATCACCAGTTCCAACTCTTTGACCAGATTTCATCAATCTTTCAGCAGTAAATTGAAGATTAACTGGAATAATCATTTTAACACCATTAAGAGCAACTTTAAGTCCTCTATCATCAGTGATTCCAGCAATATCAATTAGAGCTTGCTCTAAAGATGTTTCATTAAGGTCGGCAGCAGTTGTTAGTTCGTTTTTAATGTTTCCGCCAGTAGATGGGTGAGCAGTAGAAAATAATTCTACGCCGTCTCCACCAGTAAAGTCACTATTAAAACCGTTATTTAAAACGTTAGCAGCTTTTACTTGTTTAGCGTTACTCATTGAACGAGCTAGTGCTTTAGTATATCTAGAACTGATTTTGTCGTAAAGGTTATCCTCTACAGCTTCCTCAGTAATAGCAAAAGCAAGTGCTACAGTTTCGTGAGTATAGCGAGCAGTGAAAGACTCAGTCGCGTCATCAAAATTAACTGATCCGCCTTCTGGTTTTACTTGCGCTGTACCGAAACCGGATAGCATTACTTCTTCTTCAAATGCTCGATCAGAATTTTCTGTATCGAAGATTTGAGTGTGTTGGTTTTCGTATCGGTCATACTCTAACCCGAACAAAGCATTAAGGCCCGGTTCAAGTTCTTTGACCAGTTGTGATCTAGAAATCGCCATATAAGTCTCCTATGCTATATTGCAGTGGTTAGTAAATGAGTATGCTCGCCAGTATTCGGAACAACATAAGCATTTGCGTTAGCGGTGCTTGTATCACTGTTATTCGGATCTTTTGAGATACCAATTTGTTTAAATTGCCCAGCAGTTGTGCTTGTAGAAGTGTCTAATTCAGAAGAAGATCTTCCGCTTAAAGTACTTCCGCTAACTCCAACTAAATCAAAACCACTAAAATTCATAGCAGCGGTTCCGGTTCCGTCATGTTGAGCTTCAAAGACGATTCTTGGATCGTCGTAAACAAAAGCAACAATATCATCTGCAGCAGTACTTGCTGGATAATGGTTGCTAAATGTTGGTTTGCTAGTAGTAGGATCCGTAAAAAAACATCCTGCAAAAACACCCAATACTACGTTACCCGCTGCACAAGATTCAATTCCACCGGCTGCGACAGCCAGTACAGGTGAACCTTGGAAGATTGATGTTCCGTAGTTATTGGCAATTTTGTATTCGTTCGTACGAAGTTCTCCACCACTAAGATGTCTTACGGGTCTGAACCCGAAAGCTGCGTCTTGGTTTGCCATTTTTATTTCCTTTTTAAAGGGTTAAATTTATTATTCGATGGAGAAAAAACTAAAATTAATTTTTTCGGTTACCACCGAAGGTTACACGAGATTGCCTATCTGCTTTAGAGATCGGCATACTGGGGTGTTCTTCCTTTAATAAATCGTTTGCGATCGCTTCTTCTTTGTCTCGCGTTTGTTGCGCGAAATAAGCCATACGTTCTTCAACAATTTCTTGTGGAATTTTAGCCAGTAATAAACCACCAACTCCTATTACACCTTGGTATTTGCCTTCCTGTATTGTTGGATATTGATCGCCGGAATCTGATCTTACGAGTTCGAAACCTTCTCTTAGTCTAGCATTCAAATTTTTAGTGTCTGATTGACCTAGAGTTTCAGCGCGTATCCACCTATATTTGTACCCATCGGGTGCAGGAGGTGCGTCAAGGGATGACGGGGGTGCCCATGGTTTCCTACGAGTCGTTTTCTCGCGGGATAGAGCAGCGCGTGGAGTCTTATTTTCATCAATTTTATTCATATGCATTACTCCTTCACGTATTTCGCATATTCTTCAAGTGGCACACCTAATTTTTTAGCTATTGCTACTTGAGATGGCGTGAGTCTCACTGTTTTGCGTCCAGATCTTGTGGTCCTCTGTGCGGATGCAACAGTTTGAACGGGTCTGTTACCTCCTTGGACTTGTCCCCCTTCAGCGAACTTATGGGGAAATTCATTCCGAAGTCTTTTGTCAATTTCTTCGTAGTATTCAGTGGTAGAAGGATTGTACCCTTCTTCCTCCACAAGTTTCTTGTGAATACCAAACGAAGCATATGTCATAACTTCATCTTTACCGAACCACTCATTTTTTTCAGCCCATGCTTCCGCTTTTGGGTCCGGTGGCGCCGGTTGTTGTTGTTGTACATTACTTTGTACAGGTTGTTGTACTACCTGTCCAGCGTTTTGTTGAGAATTTTCATATAATTTTCTTTGCTGCTCCGTAGCATTTATACGTTCTTGCTCAATAGCTAGTCTAGCTAGTGCTTGATTTGCATTAACTTGTGCATCGACATCACCTGCTGAAACCGCTAACTTTAAAGCTGATTTAGCTGTTTCTAGCTCTGATTTAACACGACCCGCAAACTCGTTAACATAACCATCATCTAATGTATTAAATTTAGTTTGTAACTGATCTCGTTCACTTTTAACTTGCTCTGCAAAGCTAAGGGCTTCTTTTTCTCTGCGTTCTGATTCACGAATTTTATAAGTTAATCTATCAATACGTTTTTTGACACCTTCACTATACTCTTCGCGTTCATCTTTTTCATCTTTAACTTCTTTAACTTCTACAATAGGTTGTTCTTTTGTTTCAACTTCTTTTGTATTAGCTTTAGAATCATCTAATTCAATATCAACAGAGTTTCCTGTTGTATCTATATCGACCATTGGTGTAGTTGCTTCTATTAATGTTTCTTGCACTTCGGGCATGATTTCCTTTTCATGTTAATGTGTTACGGGTGACAAGATACTTTCGGGATCATCAATGACACCTAGAATTTCATCATCATTTAGTAAGCGTAGTTCTCCACCTTCTATATTAAGGCGTGAACCGGCGTATCGGGCAAAAATTACCCAATCTTTTTCTTTGCACCAAGCGCCGTTAGGAAAACGATCTTTATCATTATATGCGTCCGGACCAACTTTCATTACTAATCCAACGTTTGTTGCAATTTGAGATTCTTCAACAGTTTTATCAGAAAGTATTACACCGCCTTTTGTTTTACCTTTGCCTCTATGTGGCAAAACTAAAATACGCCAACCTGTTGGCTCTGGTAGTTTTCCTTTTTCTGGAATTGTGTTGTCTCTTTTTTCTTTTTTCTTTTGTACCGCACGAGCTTTAGCTACATGCGTTGGTAATATTAAATCAGTCATTTTGCTCCTGTTTCTTTAGCAGGTCCGAGAGTTCCTGTTCTATGTAATTTAATGTATCAAGTTGACCTAAATGATTTTGATAATCGTTCCAATCTTTTACTTGATTGCTTACTATTATCTCAGTTAGTTGAGTTTGTCTAGTCCTAATTATACGAAATATTTTTTCCGCTAATACTATTGAATCCATAAGTTATTTCTTCTTAAATAAACCTACAGCTCCTTTCGCGCCC